TATTTTTCTTGCCCCAAAATAGCCTCAATTTCAGGAGATACTATTTTCTCAATATTAAGTGTGTGGTTCCATACGACATCAAATGACTTTGAAGGTGTGTTAAACAATTGAGCACAAGCTTCAAGTTCTTCCTGGCCCACCACAGGATATTCATCATTACCAATGGTAATCTTTAAAATATAGTTAGAAATACCATCGAGCGTACTAAGATCGGCTTCTCTAAGATTACGTTTATATTCAATAGAATCAAACAGTCTCAAAGTTCTGGGTCTGGCATATCTCTCATAAGGCATCTTTCTATAAGTCACCTGCCCTACTAGACGTGAGTCTAATTGATAATCCTCGCCTGATTGAGCTGCCGCCTTCAAGTCAGAGGGGAGTGACTTTATAAGTGCTTTTTCTTCTTCAGTTTGTTTGGCGGGAGGTTTTTTCAGAAGATCTCTAAGCTCATTGGGCGGTTTAAGCTTCACACTAACATTATTAAATAACATATTACCTTCGATTGTTACTAACTCCGGATTCAATACGGTATACGCTACCGGCATAAACCCTTTGGACCAAATGTTCTTCTTAGCTGCCAACTCAACCTCTTCCAACTTAATAGGATCTTTTACACCGTTCTCATATGCTGATTTAACTACAGCCTGAACCGCTTGCTCTCTCATCTTCTCATGAGCCAGCATTAGATCATCTAATTGTCCTGTGGCTTTCTTAGCTACTTTCTTTGGGGCTTGTCCTGGAACAGGACTTAAATGAGAAACTCGGGGTTCATACTTGGCAAGAACTTTATAAGTTGAAACATGACCCATCTTAAAAAAATCTAAGAATATCCACTCTAACACCTGGGGCAAATTAACATCGAATGCCCATGTATCATAAAAATTCTGTATATTAGGGTCATCAATGTCATTCTCAAACCCGGCTGATGATAAGCTAGCCAAGAGATTAACAGTGGTACCCACAATGGGTTCTGTATAATAATATTTATCGGCCCTTTTAAAAGAATCCTTAGGATCTTCCGTATAAGGATCTTTATGTGCCAAATCTAAAACAGTTCGTTCAACAAAATCTCGTGTAATTACAGCAGCAGCTTTCTCTCTATATATATGTGGCGTTATCGCGTGCCCTGGTGTATCCAAAAAAGCGAGTGACTTCCTTGTCGGGTTGACATAAAAGGTTGAAGTACCGGTTTCGGGATTCACTTCAATGCTACGAATTCCCACCTCTGGGTATTTTTCCTGAAGCTCTGCTGTAATTGTTGCTATATCTTTAGTGTTCATATTTTCCCCATTAAGAAATTAATATCGTGCCTGGAGTTCCTGAAGCTGTCGCAGGATCTGTTGTTTTAATATAATCTGGTCTTCCTATAACGTCATCCATCGTCCAAGTGGCCCCTGACGACCTGCCTCTGGTATAATCGTTGTCAACTATACCTGACATTGTTGTCCACCACGGTGGTTGCATAAAACCATCATTTACTGCCATCTTATTTCCTCCTTAGAATGGTACTGAGAAGACACCACCATAACCAATATCGCTATTGTTATCGATGGACGCCGCTGGACCAAAAAATAAATTTTCTACTAATGGGATAAATTTTCCCAAATTATATTGTACTGGTGTGAAAGAGCCTATCAATGTGGTATTATCACTACCAAAACCGGCTACTCCCATGCCCAAGGTTAAAAATCGCCAATCCATATCAACTTTAGTTAAACCGTATGAGAACATACTTACATCTAAAGATGGAAATAGTGCCTCGGTTGTAAAACCAGCACTAAGTCCTAAACGTGGATTCCATCTCCACTTTTTATCCTTTAAAGGCATCTCCTCAAAATGGAGACTCTCTAACTTAATAGGATACTTAATTCCTTTAGACCTTTTAACAAAATCATTCTCTACCCAAACTTCAGCGTTGTATGCAAAAGCACCATCTTCGTGTTGGGACCGTGTAATAGTAGTATAGTATTTTAAAGGGTAATGATACTGCATAAGCTTATCATCCCCTTCCCAGTCTGGGTGGTATTTAGCCCACCCTACTGGTAACATGGAGCCGTCTTCCATCTTTCTTTCTAAATCGTAATCCTCAAAGGATCGTGATGGTTGCTCCTCGTCTTTATATGTTATAGAAGCCACAGTCTCTTTAAACGAGGTATTCATCTGTGCTACTGTCTCACCTAACGCTGTAAGCTGTGCTCCTGTCTTCTTATTATATTCTAAAGCAGAATTGAGAGCCGAGGCTATTTTTGTATCTGTATCGGTGGAATATCTCGATTCTCTTTCTGCTATTTCACTTTTGAATTTATTAAATTCCGCTTTACTAGCTATATTCTGCTGTAACAACATATTACTGGCTATGCGTGTGACTGTTGATTCTGTTATACCAGACCCTTTGTCTGACATCCTATCTATCCAACCATCCGCTTTCACCCAAATGGTTAACGCTATAAACACAACAAAGGCAGATTTGAATATATCCCACAAACTCATTTTAAATTCCAAAACACATCTCCCTAAATTTATTTTATAAACACAACTCTATATTATAAACAGGTTACTTAATTCGTTTCTTTAATATTGCCAAATGTAAGTTTGTTCCGGTGGCTGAATGTATAGGACCACTTGCCCTATTAATAGGATTCCAATTAATATCTCTTTGACTGTGCCCTCTTACCATTCCGCTTGAACCGTAGAGAATCGGTTCCCCGTCATCCTCCATTTCCTTCTCAACCGTTCGGACTCCGTGAGCCGCCAGAATTATTGCGGAATATAAATCCTTGTTCTGCCCCTTTTTAGGAGTGTCGAAGTGTAATGCTCCCGAAGCAGTCTGTGTTACAATTATATTTAACATTTGAGACTTCATTAATTGAATTCTCTCAAATACTTTGTCTATAGCGTCTAAAGTAGACATTACAGGGGCTTCTGGAAAACGTAGTTTACCGTCCTCTAACATAGACAATGTGGTAAAGTTAGCATCGGATATCCAAGAGGGGTTAAAGGTCACCATCTCAAGAATATGTCTGCCTTGCATATGCCTATGATCAGCATTAGTTCGGTCGATGATAGGCTCATAATCAGCATACCCTTCTTCTAACAAATCCATTACGGCTTTCCCTCCGCCGCCTTTGTCCATAAAAATCCTCACAACATTGAACGCATCACATATATCCTGAACAGCCTTAGTGAGCTCTTGAGTAGTCTTCTTTTTGAGTTCCAATACATTCACTATCTGACTGGTCTGTTCTATCTTTATTATTACTACACCACAGCTAGCGTCCCCACCTTGATTAGGATCTATACCCACTACGTACTTAGCAGACGAATCTCCTTTTAGCTCGATCGAAAAATTACTACCTAACGTACAAGCCTCAAGTAAAGAAGCTTTGAAGAACCCTTCAGAGTCGGCTATCATAGCTGCCTCATACTCCATCCTATATTCTGCGTTGGACATTACACGCTTAGCTTCAGCAATATTGTTTCTGTCGAGGAAGCCGTCAGGGAGATCCCAAAAAGGAATCTGCCAAACTGCATACTGAGATTTTTCTTTTTGCTGCTCTATCTGGCCCCAATAATCCTTCATACGACGCCACATATGGTTGAACTTAAAATAACCAGAAGAGGTCATTATCATCTTGTTTACAGAACCATCCTCCACATCTTCCTCAGAAATTAGGCCCATATCTAACAATTTCTTTTGGCGTGCTACACGTCTCACATTCTCCATAGGCTCAAGAGTGGTAGCGGCCATAGGACGAATTACCATATCAAGAACCTTGTCTGGTACTTGTGCTAACTCGTCGATAAGGATTAAATAGAAACGGGACCCACGAATCTTAGAACCATCCCCAAGGGGGAGTGCTTCTATAAAGGCACCGTTCATTACACCAAAAGGTTTAAATTTTAAATAACAGGTATCAGAGCCTCTAGTAGGACGTTTTTCTGTAGACTCTTGTAGTATTGGGGATCTTGCGTAGAGTTTCTCTACCTCGGAAAAAATCATTTTTGACTGGCGGAAAACAGGGGCTATTAGACCTACCCTATAACCTGGATACAGGAGACATCCTAAGCACGCAAGTGTCCCTAACAAAAAAGTTTTTCCAAAACCACGACCAGCAACAGCTATGACATAGTTTTTGAACCACATATCCTCAAAGACTACACGCTGTATAGGTGCGAGGTCTACATTTAATAGATCATAGGCAGCAATGCATGGGTTCTCCCTATAAAACTTGATCATTTCCATACCTTGATCCATAACTAGATCAAGATTGTCATAATCGCTTGGCAAACGGTATCATCCTTTTTAATCGTATTTTACATCCTCTTTCTCTTTTACATCTACATCATATTTATTACCATCGTAATCTTTTCGTTTTTCTAAAGCCTCGTCCTGTTTCTTTCGCAACTCGGAGGTCTTCTTATTAAGAAGGTCTTTACGTTTCTGGTCAAAAGCTACGGCAAGGTTCACAATGGAAAACCCTTTATATTTATTAGGATCTATCCTATCCCGGCGGCGGGATGCTAAATTCTCTTTCATCTTCTCAGACTGCTTTCTCATTTTATCCATGGCATTGGACACATCTATGTGTTTATCTGAATCGTCTTTACTTTCTTTAAGCAATCTGGTCTCTAACACCTTGTTAGTGGCCAAATTCATTATATCGTCCATATCTGCCGATGTCAAATCATTTTGATCGAAATCGCTAAGATAAACGTCGATCAAAGAATTATAAAAGGGGATCTCATCCTCTTTAAAAATAAGGTTTATTGGAACTATCTCCTTCAACATCTTCTTAGTTTTCGGTGGATTCTTAGGACGTCCTACCATTTTTATCTCCTAAATACTATCAAAATATTCTTCTGGATCTAAACCATTCAACTCACAATGCTCAAGAAACAACGTTATTACTTCCGGTGTTAACTCATGGCTGTAATATTCAATATACTCCCCACAAGTTAGTTCCATTCTTCTAGTATTTCTCATAGCCTTCTGAGTAAGAATGTCCATATAACTGTCTATCTGTTCTTGCACTTCGTTTATCCAACCACATAACTCATCATCATCAAATCTACAGTACTTGTTTATTAGTTCTTCTGAAAGTGGGCTCTTCTTTCTAAAATGAATTATTAAAGATTTTGATATCTTGTCTTTGGTCTCTTCCCTGTGCTTCTGACCTTTCTTAGAAGCACTTATAGCTTGTTTACTTGTTTCACTTAGCTTGAATCCTAAAGGTCGCCCTCTTCTTCCGTAAGGAGATTTTCTTCTAACTGTCATCTACTACCTCCTCAACTTTAACAAATTTTTTACACTCTGGACAAACCAAACCTACGGCGTTTACTGACAAACGAGACACATAACCACACTCTACGCACTTAAACAAGGACCGTCTTCCTGTCCTTAATGGTTTAGAAAATTCGAAAGGAAGACTCTTATAATCATCAGCGATCTTACTCTCTCTGTGTATTCTCTCATTATGCTTAGTAACTCCTCCCGGCGGATCAAATCTTCTCGGAGTAGCTCCCGGTGTTAACTCACCTATCTGACCGTCTACTTTAAAGTCCTGGGACATTGCTTCCCCTCCTGTAATTAACAGCCACACAACGCTTACTGGCTATATAATCGGACTCATAAACGCACATCTCCTCTGGTGTATACAGCTTCAGACTCTTCACCCAAGGCTTGGTGCTCCAGGGGCCATAATGATACCCTACACAATTCTTAATTATACCATAAGATTTATCAGTCAAGATACCAGTCTCTAATTGAACCTGCTCTATAAGTTTAGCCCCAAGATCTGGATGATTTTTAAGAGTATGTCCTGTACTGTCTTTCTCACCTTTCTTTCTAAGGTCATGTATAATACAAGCAGCAATAATTTCGTCCCGGCTATGCTCACAATCAAGGCCTCTACACAACTCATAGGCTACAGTAACCACCTTCTTTGTATGAATGATGGTACCGTCATGTCCCAACTCGTCTAGCGGGTGATACTTACCAGATGTGGAAGCTGGACAATCCAGAAAAAAATAATCAGGGGCTGAAATTACACACAACCGTGTAAATTCTTTTATACTCTCATCGAAAATTAAAGCCAACTCTTCCTTAAATGTTTCTTCCTTTACCTTTGTTTTTACCATCCTTTAATCCTTTCTAATATGGTTTAAGAGTAATCTCATCGCTAAACATGCTAATCTTTTCAACTCTCGTAGACTGGTGACTGGGATTATAACCAGCTTGTTTCCAACCCATATCCCTTTCTCCGCCGTGTCTTAACATGTTCATCCTTGGATTAACTGTATTATATCTATCCTTTTTGTCGTAACTCATCGGGTAACGCTCTTGTATCTTAATAAAGTAAGGCTCTCTATAATCACTTTCTGAAAATGGCATATTAGTGCCTCCTTACGCTTTCTTTTCCTACTTATTCCTCATCGATTTCTTCTTCTTCTTCTTTCTTGGCTTTCTTAGCCTTATCAGGATTATGTTTTACGCAGGTCTTGCAGGAATGCTCTTCATACTCCTCCTCAAAACCACCTACTACATCACCAATCTTACTGGCGGCGGCTTGCATAGCACTCATAAGATCCATAGCAAATCCTGGAACTCCGGAACCTTCCCACTCGTAAGAAATAGACATATACTCTTTCTCGCCCATCTTAGCTACCAGCCTTGCTGAATTGTAGCCATCTGAACTCTTGGAAATGTTAGTATACATAATGTTGTCCTGCGGTATACTTAAAGTTAAACCTTTACTTTTAGCCATTGTTATCCTCCAATTATTTTGATTTCTTTTTTACTACCTATAATAATTTCGACAAGTTGCTCCGCAGTCTTTTGTAGATCGGCCAAACTGCCAAAATTCTTAACCTCATAATCCACTTCATAATTATCCAACGCTGTCTCTGAAATGTGCTTTTGGTTATGAACATCAGTCTCTACATTCCTCGAAATCCTCATAGTAAGGCCATCACTATTCTTCACAGGATCAGCCTCATTGGGGTGTCTCGCGTCAGTAATTATAACGTTCTCATACTCTTTTTCATCTATTACACTGAACAAAGCCTTTACCCAAAAATCATTGTCTATGGTTCTATAAAACTGCCCATAATCCTGCATGATCTCTCTAGCAGTCCAATAATTCTCCTTGATCTCATCATAATCTCTACGACCAGCTACCTGGTTAAATCGATTTTTAGGATACCTATGGTCGGGCTTCTCCTTATCGTTACCCCATAACTGCTCATAGCTACGATCA